ATGGTAACGTTATCACCAGTCCAAGCTTCGCTGCTCAGAATGGTTTCGATGCCATCATCAAAGTAGTTATCCTCAAGGTACTGCTTAGTAACAGCATCCTGTGGATCAATTGGATCACCTAAGTTGACGATACGGTTATCGTTAAGATCAACGTTGGTAACAAACTCACCGTTGGATTCGGTGACGTATTGCGTTTTGATCTCTTGGATAGCAAACAGTGCCTGCTCCGTGTTGTCATTCAGGTTCTGTGCCCGAATAGACGAACCAGGAGACAGGACTGCCTTAGGAGTTTCAATAGGGGTATCTCGGAAGATACGAACAACGGCCCCCACAGTAGGAGCCGTTACAAAGATGACAGTAGAAGTGGGCTCATCAATTGTGTATTCAGTTGTCAGGGTCTGGAGAACCCCATCAAGACTAACCTTGATGTCCGTAATATCAATATATTCGATAGCAAAGGGACCGAACGTGTCGTTCCCTCCTACCGTTTGAGTTGTGATGAGTTCAGTGTTTGCCATTTACATAGCCGAGTTAGTAAGTCATCAGGCGTTGAATGTCGTTACCTTCTTGCTCTGATGTGGTTGAGTAGAACTTCTGCGGCTGGTCTAATTGATAGTTGCCATTTTCAAGTTGAGCTTTTTTAAGACCAATACCTTGCAATTGAGTAGCAAACTTTTCGTCTTCTTGAGCTAACTTGGCAAATGCCATTTCACGGTGTTTGTTCCAAATGCTACTTACCCCATCGTAAATCTTTGGACGTTCGGAACGGAAGTATTCCTTATCAGGACCTAGTTTGCGAGTACGCCAGTTATTAAGGTCTTCCTTAAAGTAACTCTTACCCATTTCTTGAACCAACTCATCTCGCAGCCCAGATTCAAACATGAAGGTGCGTAGTCGATTCTTTTGTTCGGCGTTTAAACGAATACCAGTTTTATCCCGATCAAGATCATCTTTCCACTTGTAATCAATATCAGCCAGCATATCAATAACTGGATCTTTGATTTGAGTGTTGATCTCAAAAGGAACGTTAGCATTCCATGGTCCACCATTTGGGTTCTTCATCGGCTTACCAGTGAATACACTGATTACCGCAGGACGAGTATTTCGGTAAAGAGGAATAGCACTTTGAAGTTGACGATCAAACTCATCAGAGTATTCCCTCATCGTATCATCAAGCATATTAGACATAGCTCGACGCATACCAGAACCAAAGACCATGGGACCAAGACGACCCACAATAATCTGGTTGTTTATGGTAGACAGCATAGCTCGAAGAGCCTTTTCACTCTTCCAGTTTTCTGGGTTGGCAACTTCTGCCATTGCGGCAATACCGGAGAAGTATGACTTTTCCGTAATAGTACTTGTCACATTAAGCAGAAGAAGTGAAAGCATACGCTCACCCCAGCCTTCCGACAATCCATAAGTTTGGACACCTCTCATAATATCAGCACCTGCTGCCATAATGTTTGACAGTGGTTCAATCATATTATAAGAAATATAAGTATCTCCAAACCGCAGTGATCTAGGTTGAATACCAAGTTCTTTCCAACGTTTGTATTCTTCCTTTTCGGTTACTGGATTAGGCCAGTTACCAGTCATCAGATTATTAGAAGCCATCAGCATCGTAGCTCCAAGAGCCAATCCACCAACAGCTTGCCTGCCTTCGTATTCAGCAATCAAAAGCGGATCACCGGATTCCATAGCCGCTCGATAATTACGAGACAACTTGGAAGTGATAGGCAGGTGCTCCATCTGGTAAGACAAGATGTTTGCTGGAGTACGAATAAAAGGTACTACCAACTTACCACCAGGAACAGCACTAACAAAACGAGAAAGCGTATTAACAACTTCTCCAGGATTTGATTGGAACGTACCTACGTCAGCATATTCTTGGAGACCTTGGCTTTTAATAAAACCAGTCTGAGGGTCAATAGCATTACCATATTCGGTAAGCTTTGCCTTCATGGTATTTTTCCAATCAGAAGGGTTCTCCTGATAGGCTTTATAAGCAGCTAGTTCGTTAATTCGTTGACGGACAAGGATGGTTTTAAAGTAATCATCCATACCCATCATGATTTTTTCTGGTACGGCAAAGTGCTCAGCCATACGGTAATGCCACTTAAGATGACCAACTGCTTGCTGCTCAGCGGCAGTAGTAGCAGTCTTCTCAAGGTTTTCAAGCATCGCCAGGGTTTCTGTGCGTTGAATGAATTGCTTAGGTGTTGCTTGGATAGGAATGCCCGTATCCATGGTACGCTTAGCAACCTTCCATGCCTCACTCATGCCTGTGATGATTGAGCTATAACCAGCAAGACCAGAATTAATGGTGGCTTTATCACCAGTCATAACACCACGCAGGGCAATACTGGTAGGGCCTTCCACAAGCCTATAAAACGTACCGCCGTTACGGAATAGCGTCTTGGCACCAGACAAGATGGAGTTATAGAAGTTACGTCCAGCAATACGAAAAGCCACAGCCCTAGCAGTTTCACCAAAGCTAATAGCCTTAGTTGGATCACCACCAGACAATACCATAGCCCGAGTAAGAGTACGCATCTTCTCAAGACCATCAGCATCACCACGACGGTAAGCATCTTTGGCTTCTTGAGCAAACTTACGCAAACGCGCAATCGTCATGAGCGAGTCTTCGTCGGTCTCGTTCTTTGCCATATACTGCAAAGCTTCACGAGCATCAACGTTATCAACAAGGCTTAAACGCAACGCATTCAACGAACCACCAAGGAATTGAGTTCCAGTTTTATAAAACTCAAGAAGACCAATAAAGCGATCAGTCAGGCGTTCGTAGTAGTTAAAGTTTGCTAGCTGACGAGTGTCGGCTTCCTCTGCCATTTGAGACAGACGATAGATCTCGTTAGACCAGTCAGCAATGATTGCCTTAGAAGCAATGATGGTTTCACTGGTAGCACCAAGGGTTCCACGCTTAGAACCAACCAATAACTCGCCTGAATCAGACATCAACTTTTTGACAACATCACCCTCATTTGGGCTAAACACATTGTCATAGCTTTGAATACTATCCAGAAAGTTCTGGTAAATCTTGGCTGCGTTTTCTAAGACTTGTCCAGTGCTAAGTCCGCTTTCTTTTGAAATACGAAGAGTGTCTACATCATTTTCGTACTTCTTAAGAATCTTCAATGCACCACCTTCAATGCCAGCACTCTTGATGGCAGATTCAGTCATTACTCGACCAGACGCACCATGAATACTGACACGTCCCTTACCAGGAATGCCTTCTTCAAGATGAAGTTGATCTTTGACAACGTTATTGATGTCGTCTGCTTTATCAACCCTAGCGTTCTCAAAGTCGAGTTGCTTGGTTTGAGGATCTAGCAGATTCTCTATTTCGTTGGCAAGATCATCACGACGCATCCGAAGATTATCGAGTTCTTCTTGAAGCTTAAGAGCATCCTCAGGAGAAGCTTCTCTGACACGCATTTGAAGGCGCATCATTTCTTCTTCTACTTCATTTGCTTGATCGTTAAGAGCCTTGACCATGCGGTCACCTTCTGTCTTAGCAGCTTTGGCAAAATCACCTAGCTCATCAGACTTATCGGCCATTGTCTTAACGCCAGTAGCTATGGCCTCGGCCTCAGAACCGCCACCCTTAATAACCTTACGGGCAGCCCTCCATCCAGCAACAAGAGCATCAATACCAACATTAAACACAGGATTAAGGATTGCGCCTTCACCCATGCTTTTGACACGATTCAGGAATGGATCACCATATTTATCTGTGGACAATCCAAATACAAATGCATCACGTTGGTTTTCAGGAACCAAGTCTTTAATGACTTCCATCATGTTGCCATCTTTGGCATCAGTCAATAGAAAGTCAGAAATAGCACCAGGAACAATACCCTCAAGAACAGCACGCTTACCTTTGGCTGCCATCCAATTGACACCCTTCAAACCAGCAGGCATCGGTGTGGATCCAAGTTTAGCGCCAGGAACATTACGAAGCTGACGAGAAAGCAAAATAAAGCTCAAGATGCGTTCAGCTGCAATACCAGCATCAGTCTTTGGTGACTTGACAAGCTGAGTATAGGCACGCTTATACGCCTCGTCTGTGGGCTTCAGGCCCTTGTTAACGGTTGCATTGAGGTAAGCTTGATAGCCAAGATCAATGACACCCTCAACAGGCTTAGCAACGGCACCAGTAACAGCAGTAATGGCTTCATAGCCTGGACCCTGTTGGATCTGTTGTTCTGCTGCTTGATACTGTTGTTGGGTTTCAGTACGAGCTTGCTTTCTTTCCTTAGCAATTTGTTCTGGTGTTTTCTTGTCACCAGTCAAATTATCCAGCATATCGCTTGCTGGAATGTAAACGTTCTCCTCCATCCACTTGGCAATACCTTCAAGAGGCGCACCAGGTTGTTGTGGTTGAGGAAGAGGACTGGTAAGCTGCTGTTGGAACGTTTGTTCCTTTTGCTGCCTTGCTTGCTGTTCTTGTTGTTGAGCTTGTTGGGCGGCTTGCGCTTCTAGTCGCGCTTGTTGTTGCTTATTAGCCAGTTCTTCTTCACGAAGTCTGACCATATTTTCAGAATCAACAATCGGAAAAAATGAAGGATCTGCCATTTAGATTTGAGTCTCCGCAGAGAAAAGAAAAAAAGGGAAAGACCCAAATCCGCAGAAGAGGGTCTTTAGTATCCGAAAGTAGCACCAATCCTACGACGCAACCTATCATAGTTACGGTAGGGCTTCATGCTACCACTGCCACGAGGCGCTGGAGCAAGAAAGTCAATACTAGCAATAGTTCCATCCGCAGATTGGACATTACCAGTACCGCCTTGCGTGCCAACTAATTGACCAGCAGTGACTGAGGAGTTAAGAGCAAGAGGACTACGAGAAGCAAGGTGTCCATAAAGAACATCTACTTTATCACCGGTTTCTGGATCTATGGATTCAATTACCACATAGTTACCATAGCCTGCTTCGTATCCTTTGTCTTTAACAACACCATCTAGAACCACAGGAAACTTCTTGTCTTCAAAGAAAATGTCCAGACCTGGTTGAGCACCTTTTCTGCCTGGAACATAATTTTCGTAGTTAACAGAGCTTACCTGTCGCTTAAATGAAGTAAGTTCACGAATTGGCTCAGGAGGAAGTGTTTGACTATTCCTGATTCGATTCAATTCACGAGTAGCTTGTCTACGTTGATCTGGAGTAGACCGTGGATTAGCAAGGATGTTTGCGTGACGAGGACTTATGGCATAGTTATCTCGATAGTTCTGAGCACCTTGACCTAGTTCATTAATGTCAAACGGAGTGCCACTATATTCCGGTCTTTGTGATTGCCGACGCAAATACTCAGGCACTGAAACACCAGCAGTCTTAGCAGCAAAGTCAACGTCAGAAGGAGCTTGTCCGCCACTCTTCAACACATCAATAGCAAGACTGATGCGATCAGGACCAAGAACAACATCCTTAACAGCAGAGGTTGTCCTAGGAACACGACTAATAGCAGTGTTAACAAGATCTAAACCAGTACCACGATTGCTGGTAGCAACACCAACAGTAGATTGATAGGTTTTATTGCTAAGAGGAGAACCAGAATACTGAACTTTAGTTAGATTTCCTTGCTTTGTAAAACGAACAAAGTCACCACTTTTAAGTAGGTTTTTAACTTCGTTGTCAAAATCACGTTGAGCATCCAAGGCCGTATAAGGACGACCAGCAGCCGCAGCTTGTTTTGCTTTTGCTAGGACAGCAGCGCGTGCCAAACCAGTAATAGCATTGACAGCAGATTGGCTTTTTTGTTCAAAACCTTGTTCAGTTGTACCTAATTGATCTTGAACTTGATCACGAATCTGACCACGAACAATACTTTCGGCACCAGAAGGAAGTAACTTTGTAAAGTCTTGCTCTGCTTTGAAATTAAGTGCCCCACGATCATAGCCGTCTTGGGAAATGTAACCAGCAGCTTTAAGGGCTTCTAGTTCGCCAAGGCTACGAGCCGAATTAACATACTCTTGTTCACGAGTTGGATTCCAGTTAGGACCACGACGTTGCAGATCATCAATAGCAGCAAGAACACCAGGAGATGGATTACTTTCTTGAAGCTTTTGAAGCCGCCTCATTGCCTCGTTATAAGACCTTTGGCTTGGGTTTGCGTAATGAACTTTTACAATACCGTCTGCTTCTTCTTTAGCTGCATTGTCGACTTCTTCTTTGTTCTTGTCACTGGTTTTATCCAGGAACGTAGCCAAATCAGTCAAATCATAGCGACTGCCATACGTTCCTAACTTAGTGTCCTTAGGATTAAGAAG